AGTCGATAATCAGACGCTCTAACCTCGGTGTACCGTCCCACACCAAACCGTTTAGATAATCTCTAATTGGGTGTATGCGGTGCCGGGTTAATACTGCGTCCTTAGCGTCCTTGATTTTGTCTTTGCCGGTGATTTCGTAGCGTTCATCTAAGTATATACGTAGATTAGCATCATCGCGGTTGCCCCATTGTGTAGCTTTTTTGTCCCACGGCAAACCACCTCTGACTAAATCGAAGCCGCTAAACAAATCATGCCACAAATGCCCTGCCAGTGCCGGGTCATTCTCCATAATGCAAATTATGTTTTTGGCGGTGCTTTTAATAGTGCCTTTGCGGTCGCGTTCAAGTTCGGCCATCCAGTCGGTATCAGGTTCTTCGGTCGCCTCGCTGTCGGTGTCGATACCGGCAAAGTCGCTGTCCGCCTCTGCCTGCCTCTCCTTTGTGAGCAATACGCGCACGGCTTTATCAGCTGCCACGAAATCCTGCATTTTGGTGTACGACGGAAGCCGGGTAACGTCGGTTACGCGGCTACCGTCGTCCTGCACTCCGTACAGATGTATGCGCACTAAGTCAAAGGCGTTGCACAGCCGCATACTTGCCGGGTCGGTCTCGTGATGCGAAAATGCAAATTTGCCCTCATAGGTGACACAGCCACCGGCGACACTTCCGGCGCGGTAGGTGTACCGCCCGTCGGTGCCGGTCTTTTCGTACACGTCGGGCAAAAACTTTTCTATGGCTTCCTCGATCGTGTATGCACGGCAGAACGCACCTATCAGCCCAGGCTTCTCGGTAGGGTCACCGGCCTTGCGGATTTCGTGCGACAGTACGTCACCCTCACGGCTCGACATAGGCCACTCGCTGACGTCCTGCGGGTTGCGGTAGGTCGCCAGCACTTCGTCAACGTCAAAGGCCGGGCCGTCTTGATAGTCGAAAATATACTCACCGTCCCGGCTGGTGCTGGGCCAGTAGAATAGGCGCGGCAGCTGGTATGTGGTATGGTCGAAAAGTTCGATACCTATACGCGCAGTCCAGTATCGGCAGACCGGCTCATACTCGGCCGGTGCCATCTGCCTGTTGGCCGGAAGCACCAGGCGCAGACGCGGTTTTTCGGGCGTATGCTTGTGGGTGCTATATACCATAGCGGCGCAGTCGAAATTTAGGGTAAAGTCGTCCCAAACGTCGGCTGTGCCATAATCTATATCGAGTGTAACCAGTGTGCGGTATAGCACGTTTGAGGTTTTGCGTGTGCCGTTGGATAGATAGCCACCGACAAAACCGCCTACGTCCTTAACGCTGCTTTGTTCCTCACGGCTCATACGCAGATACTCGCGCACACTTTCGCCGGTGCGCTTGGTGTCGGCGCACTTGGCTAAAATGTCGCTCCACTTCCACGGCTTGTTGCGCCATTTTTTCGACAGCCGGCTGTGAGCGGTGGCTATGTCTAAGTCGAAATCAAATTTTAACTTATCCGTCATCGGCGCAGCTATCCTCCTCTGCCCAGCTTCGGTATTCATCTCTAAGATGCGGTCGAAATTGTCGTTATTTTCCATTTTTCTCTGTTTTCAAGGTGAAGTCGGGGCAATGGTTATCACCTCGGTATAATCTGCAAGCTGCATCTTGTCCCCAAGTGCCGTTCCAATAAAGCTTGGAGCATATAGGAGTCTTAGGATAGCCGCACTCAGTGCAGTATTTGCACTCCCTCGGTTTCTGCGGTCGGTCAGTCGGGGTCATAGTCATAAGTTCTGAATTTCTTACATAGCCAATGTTCCCAGTCTTGCAGACACATCCATGTAACCACGAAAGGGAAAGCTATCACCATGAATATCCACCAAAAAGGCTTTATGAGCCATACAAGACACTTGCACACGGCTCTGCGGTATTTCTTTTTCATCTTACTTATTCGTTAGGCCAATAGATGTCCTCCAACTTTACCGTTATATAATCGCTCAACGCACCATAGCGGTCAAGCAATCCAATGTATAGTTCATCGTTCACTTCGTCATAATCGTCATTTACAAAGGCTCTCTGACCGATATAAGCGATATGTTCAGTACCATATCGAGTGTACTTGATTTCCTTATTTAGGATTACTTCATCTTCAAATTGTGGGTATTTTTTCATTTCCTTTTCCTCCTTATTTTGTCAAACTTAGCATAGGGAGAGACGTAGGATTTGCGGGCAGATTTCTCAATCAAAATATTGCAGTTGTGGATATTCACGATTGGTAGAGAGTGTATTTCGTAGACCGCATTCGCTCTGTATTCCACAATGTCCTCCGGCTCACCCGTTGCAACGGATATGTTATGTATTGCTTTCTCTCTGTCCATCTCAGTCAAGTTTCACATACCCTTTCTCCAGACACCACACAAGCAGCGAGTAGAGAGCGTCGATGAGTTCGGGGGCAAAGGAATATGAGCCGGGTAGAGTTGTGTTGTTATATTCTGCATACCATTCTCCATCATCAGTCCCAATTTCAAGATGTTCACGATTAATCTCTTTCGGCAGAATGTCGAGGATGTCGGCGAGGGTGAAGATTGGATTGTCGTTGGCATAAGAGTGGTCGAAATCAGAATCTTTAGTGACTATCTTTCGGTCAACATCGATCACTTCATCATTGACATTAGCAAGAAGCCTGCCATTCTCCTCCCACACATCTTCGCAAGGGATAACTTCGCTGTCATAGTCAAGATTGAGTAGACACATACTCGCCCTTTCGGGGCTTACTCCAAGTTCTATGAGCTTTGCCGATTCCTCGGCGGTCAGTTGGGTTTTCATATCTCGTCTTCTTTTGGGTATCTTTTATCAAACCGCCATCTGAGTTCACAATCACTCAATATGGCTTCTCTAATGTCGTTTGAACTTGTTGCAAATTCTACGAATATTGCGGAAATACATCCGGGGCGTTTATCGTCTTTACTACATGGAATTGCGTAGTACATAAAGTTATCAAGCGTTCCGTAAATGAAACCGTCAGCTTTCATCGCTTCGTGATACACGGGCTGGTCTATCTTCTCAATATTATTCAGCTCCTCTCTCGTGAAACTCCCCACTATCGGGTAAGCGAAATGTCCGGCTCTGCCTCTTGTGCCGAAGTAGCAAATTCGTTTTTCCATATATCACTTCTCGTTTAGCAGTTCGGGGTTGTCGTGGAGATTGCCAATAATGGTCATCATTCGCTCTGTATCATAACCTCCAAGATAATCAACCAAGTCGTTTTGCGGGTCTCGCATTTCGGCTATGAAACCAGCCCTATCCTCACTATACCAAACCTCGTATTTAACCTCTCCGTCTGAAAGTATATCACCTTCGTAAATCTCTTTGCCGTTGCTGTCAAGCATTCCGGTGAGCTGACCTACAGTGTCTTCGTCTATGTATGGTGTTTCATCATAAAAATCATTGAAGTGCATACCGTCATCAATATACTGACCGTGTATGCCGATACAGACACTGCCCTCATTAGTTTGGAGCAGGTCTCCATACACCCATTCGCCGTTGTCGAGGCGTTTGCCTCTGAATTTGATTGTTCTCATATCTTAGCCTCCTTTCTAAAATGGTCATACATGTCAGCGGCATCGGGAAATACCGCGTCATGGGGAAATACGGCCATGTCGTTTGACAACTCTCTTAAAGCGCATTGCAGAGCCTGTATCTCCTTAATCGCTTCGTGCCGCCTGATATACTCCTCCACATTCTCGATGTTCGGATATTGCTCTTTTACGTTGCGGTGGTTCTGTTCTGACGCTATGACTCTGAGCATACCAATACGCTGCGCCACCTCCTCGGCAAGTCTGCCTATGTGCTTGCAGTCGTAAAGTACAGGTTCAAGATTTCCGTTCATTCCTCACCTCCTTCCTTATGGCACGGGCAGTCGGGGTCGTGGGTGATGCCGCCACCTGTTCTATATTCAGAATAGAGGATATAAGAATGTCCTCTGTAATTCACGGTTTTAATGTAGCCGTCATACCTATTATCTAAGTACTGTTGCTTTTGCTCTGGTGTTCTGTTATCATCGCATCCGCTCAGGCACACGGCGCAGAGGACGGCGGCGAGGATGGTTGTAAGGTGTTTCATATTGATTCTTTTACTCAGTTGATAATTTCGTCTACGGTTCTCGCAATAGTAGGCCCTGGACGATATTCATTAGTCGGCGTTTGCCTCGTCGGTCACTATCTCGATTTCACACACGCAGTCATTAGGCTTTTTAACGCGCAGCTCACACGCCGGGGTATTGTCTGCCTCCATAAGCGCAAACACGCCGGGTATCTCGGTGCGCGGAACTTTGAAATTTAATGTGGTTCTCACAAGCCAAATAAATTAGGTTGTTTATGTTTAGCGTACCATTTGGCGATACCCTCTTTACTTATCCACCAGTCAAATACTTCCTCGTCGGTGAGGTCGGCGTACTGGTTCATATAGCCGTTTTCCCTTAGTTTGGCGATAGTGCGAAGCAACAGGGCGCGATACTTTGGATAGGCACTCCCCTGTCGTAATACTTCCTTCTTACTCGCCATTGGGCAAAATAGACAGCCCAAACGCCGCCAACCTTTATCGTAGAGGGCGCAATGCTCCACTTTTACCACTTCGTTAAGGAAGTGCCAAACGTCGGCTTCGCTCCATTCAATAATTGGATTTATTATTATTTTGTCTTTACCCTTGACACACTGAACGCCTTCTATTTCTTTTTCGCGTGTGAACTGGTCGAATTGTTCCAATGTTCCCCGAAACTTTGGGCCTTTACTTCCGGCTATCTCCGCTTCTCGCCGGGAACTACGCTTTAAGCTTTCCTGTCGCCTTACCCCGGTAAGCGTTACCGTTCCGGCTCCCTGTGTTTCTTTTAGGGCTGCACAACAAAAGCGCATCAGTTGGGTAGGTAAAGCCTTCTTCTTTATGCAAAGTTGGGCGAAAGTCAATTTTGGTCGGTCGTTAATAACGTCCGGGTAGTTGCTTCGGATAAAGCGCACCAGTTCCGGGGGGTCTAAGGTCGTTAAAGCGTAGTGCGGTTCAAATTTGACCCCGGCTAATTTCGCTACATGGTAAAGTGCTTGGCTATCTTTTCCGCCGCTAAATGCTAAGTAGAAACCGGCTGCGTAATACCGCAGTGCTAACGCTTCGGATTTACGCAATAGGTCGATACTATGCTGTAGTTTGTTATCGAAATTTTCGGGTTTCATTTGTTATTGTTTACTTGGTCGTTACAGGCTTCTTGCGTAGGTTCTACGATGTTTTCGGAAATAGTGCAGGTTCCTATATCGTCGCCGTCGGCTTGATAGAAAATGCACGTTTGGCAAGTTTCCGGGGCTTTGTGGCTCATGCCAGTACGGTTTCAAAGTTGTAACTACGTTTGTGGCCTCCGGCTTTCGATATGCGCACGTTAGTAATGCGCATAGGTAATTGCGTGTCGTCCTTTGCCACCGCTACCACACTCCTACCGATTAGGGTAGGTTTTTCGTAGCGGTTAAACCATTTGCGCACCAGTCGCCACGCGACTTTTTTACGCGGCGATATTTGGGCCGGGCGTGTTAGAGGATAGAAAAGCTGGTACAGTTTTCGGGCCTCTTTTTTGTTTAGGGTTACGCCGCAGCTGTACGACATTTTCCGTGGTTCTTCCGGGGCCGGTGAATTAATCCTATTTGGTAGTGCCATGATGTTAGATTTTAGCGGTTAATGCTTCGTGTACTTCTTCGGCACGTTTTGTGATACACGTGCGTGTGTCGCCGTCGGAATAGCCGCAGGTTTCAGCCCATACCGTTACCCACACGCCCAGTATCCTGACCTGCAACCTGACTGTGTAAAGCACGGTGTGATATGATTCGGTATCGGGATTGCGGAAAACATTTTCGGTGACGCGGAACTTACGGCACCCGTTGTTACTTGACATCCACATATTTCGGTAATTTTCTAATTCTGTTTAAGGTATTATGTTTTCTAATCTTTGAGATAATACGGCGTGCTATACCCCGCACCTTCAAGCGGCAGGTCGCGGCACCAGTCTATCGGCTCGCTAAATAAAGCCTCTACATCGGCCAGCGGTCGGTCGGCAGGTGTTTCGGCTATTATTTCGTCATGTACGTGGAACACCACGGGGATACCGGCATCCCTGGCGCGGAGTATGACCACCCCCAATATATCGCGTGCCACCGCCTGCACGATGTTCTCGGTGAGTTTGCCGCCGTATGTACGGGTAATCCCCCATTTTTTTGTGGTTTGGTTCATACCCTCATATTCGATAACCTCGTGGTCGCCTCGCCAGCCATCGTTATATTCCATGCTTATGCGTGCGCGTGGGTAGCAAATAGTGCGTCCCGACGGCAGGGTGATAAGCAGCATGCCCCATCTGAAACCTATGGTGATGCCCCGGTGTATCGTTACGGTGTTGCCGGTTTTGATTGCGGTAACCGCTGCTTTCTCGATAACCCTCCAAAGCTTTACGATATTCGGGTTGGCTTCGCGCCACAGCCTCACGGTCTCCTTCTCTTCCTGCTCGGTCAGCCCCAGCTTCGAACCGCCCATGGCCTCCAACGCGGCGATACCGCCACCGTAGCCTAATGCCAGCACGGATATTTTGCCTTTTTGGCGCAGATGGCTGTTTTTGCCGTGCTTCTCGACAGGCACACCGAACATCTGTGAGGCCGTAGCGCAATAGATGTCGCCGCCCTCCCTGAACACGTCCAACACCCAGCCCTCACCGGCTATCCATGCGATAACGCGTGCCTCGATGGCGGAAAAGTCGCAGACGTGCAGGATATGACCCGGAGAGGCGACAAAAGCCGTGCGTATCAGTTCGCTCAGCACCTGCGTGACATCGGCGTAGTTCATTTCAAACTCTTCAAGGTCACCAGCTCTAACCAGTGTCCGGGCGTAGTCCAGATCACCCAAATGGTTTTGCGGAAGGTTCTGCACCTGTACCAGCCTTCCGGCCCAGCGGCCTGTACGCGCGGCCCCGCAAAACTGCAGCAGCCCGTGTATGCGTCCGTCGTCGCACACGCACGTTTGCATAGCTTGATACTTCATGTTAGAGGTCTTAGCCATTTCGCGGCGTAGAGCCATAACCCGGCGTGCTTTGGGCCAGTAGGTTAATGCGTCCTCGATTTCGTCGATGTTCTTTTTGTTGATACTGGCAAAGGCTAACCCGGTTGTGCGTTTCAAATATTCCTTAATCTGTGCCGTGCTGTTCGGGTTTTCCATGCCGGTTATCTGCTGTGCCTCTTTCAGTAGTTCGGCTTTATATTCGATGTCGAAGCGTGCGGCAGCGTCCACCAGTTCGCGGTCAATAAGTACGCCACGGTCGTTAATCTCCTGGTCGGCTATATAGAGCTGTTCGTCAAATTCGGCAGGTTCAAGGCGGCGCACTTTGGCTAATAATGCCTGTTCTACCTCCACGTCGCGTATGCAATACTTTTTGAACGTGTCCCAACGGTCGGGCGCGGCACTCGGCAGGTGTCGCACACCATTACGCCCCGGCATAGAGAAAAAGCGTATAAGCGTCTTGCCCTCGGTCATTTTGCCGTCAGCCAGTTTAAGCACCTCGCCGCACTGACCCAGTGACAGGGGTAAACCCATCCGGGCGGCGCGTACCATTGTGCATTTCCACTGCGCAGGATCTAACGATTTGCTTAGTCCGAAATGCTTACTAAGGCAAATGCGTTCAAATGCTGCGTTCCATGCGGTTTTGATTACGTCCGGGTCTGCCAGTGCGTTTAATATCTCGTCGGGCAGCGTTTCGCCCTGCGCAAAATCCACACACGACACCGGGCCGTTATCCACGCTGTATGCAAATAGCAATACCGCAAAGTCCGGGGCTTCGACGTACTTATACACTCCGCATTTTGACAAATCGCGGCTGCTATACGTTTCTATGTCTATGCCTAACTCGCGCATTTTGCTGTTTTTAGATACCCCCCCCGGCGCATGGCCGGTATGGGGGAATGTTGTTAGTAATGGAATTTGTTTTATAGGTCGTCATCATCTTCGCTGTCGATGTCGGCAAAGTCGCTTTCGGCACTTGACCGGCCACCCAGCTTTTCGTCGTCCTTAAACTTCATTATGTTGTTGAGGCCACACGCTACGCCGCGATTTCCGTTTGTGTCGTAGGGGTAGAAAGTGACCGATACGATAGCCCAAACGCCGCTGTAGATTTCTTCCTCGTCAACGATGGGCGATTTATCGCGGTTGACGATGCCGGGGCGCGTGTTGCTTTTGGCGTTGACGTAAAGCATACCGGCATATACTTCGTCGTCTTTGTCGTCGCCGTCGCGTAGCGGCATATCCAGTTTTTTGGGTTCTTTGCCGCCCCATTTCGACACGATGCCGGAAGCCTTAGCCGCTTCGATGGCTTTTTTGATGGCGTTTACGGTTTCCTTTTCTCCGGCAGGGATAAGTACGTTAGTCATGTACTTGGCGTTTTTGTCGTCGCCGTCGGGGTTGTATTTGCTAAATACATGGGTGTAGCTGAGACGGCAGGGGCCGAATACTACTTTGTTGTCTGTTACTTTAGGGGTAATCATACTTGGTTTATTTAATAGTTATACTTCGATGTCGTTAAAGTCGTCGGCTGCGGCGTTATACGCCGGGCGTTTGTCGTCGGCTGTTGTCAGTGTCGGTTTGCCCTGCGGCTTGGTGATATAGTCGGCGCACATGGCGGCCAAACGCTTTTTGCCTACCAGCTTTTCAAGGTCGCCGATACCGCATAATACGGCTGGCTTCATGTACTCGTTTTCGTCGTAGCCCTCTTTGGATAGTAGGGCGATAACGGCTTTGTCATCGGTGATTTTGCGGTTACTGCGCCCCTCGACTAACTTGTAGCCTGGATAGGTTACACCGGCTAACGCCTGTTGCAGTGCGTAGTCCTCCATACTCGACACCCACGATTTTATGATAGCCAGCCACGGCAGAATGTCGGTAGCCATTTTCTTAGGTGTGAGTAATCCGGGGTCGGGGTTATCTTGGGCTACGGCTGTGCATTTTTCGGCCAGTGCTTTGCAGCCGCATTTCACTTTGCAGAATTGGCACCACTCGCCGGGGTTCTGCTTGCCGTTGTTGCTAAACGCTTCTATGGCTTTGGGGCGCAGTTCCTCGTCGGCCCATTTCAGTAGGTCAGTAACCGACATTTCAAACTCGCTTAGATTGTCGATACGCGGCTGCACGATAGTCATGCGTACACGGTCTATGCGATACTCAAAGCTGTGTTTGAGGTATGCGCCCAGTGCGTAGATTTTCATCTGCTCGTTATCGACAGCCGACACGCGCACGCCTTTGCCGTACTTGAAGTCGATAACCTCCATAAGCCCATCGGCTATAATGGTCGTGTCGGATGTGCCGAACGCCTCCGGCACATATTCGGAAAAATCTAATCGGGTTTCGATAAGTAGCTGCGCGTCCTTTGTCACAGTCCGGGCGGCGTTGAACTTTTCCAGCACGATAGTTTTGTATGTGTCGGTGTACTCGTCCATTTCGCCGGTGTGGTACTGGGCGTTTAATTGCGCTATCTCCTTTTCTTCGGCGGAGGTGTCAAGCCCCATAAACGATTTCAACTTTTTAGCGCAGTATGCGTGCGCTAACGTACCCTCTTGGGCATAGCTGCTATCATTGTCGGGCGCGGTAGCCTCCAGCCGTGGGGCGGCGGTGCAGTTCATCCACCTGTGCGCCGCCGACGGCGATAATAATGCGTGTTGTCCGGGCATGGCTTAGTTATTTAGTAGGGTGCTGGGGGGGGTGCTATAAAACCTTTTTCGTCGATAATGAGCGCGTCGCACTCGGCGGCGAATAGGCCAACCTTTTCAGGATCGTCAATCAAAGATGGCTTTTCATAGCCGAGAGTTATCGCAATTTGCTTAAACATGGAGGTACAAGCGCGATGGTATTTTTTGTATGTCTCGCTTTCTGTATTTTCCTTGTAGTCCTCGCCCTCAAAACGCTGACGGGTGCGGTGCATTATTTCGCGGATTATCTCGCCCTGACTCTTTCCGGCCTGCTGCGATGTCTTCGGAGCGGCAGGTTTAGGCTCGGCCGCCTGTCCGGGGACTTCGGGTTGGGGGACTTCCTCGGCGGCTGCCACCGGGGCGGCGGTGCCGGGTGCTTTTGCGCTTACCGAGACCTCGATGCTCGACTCCCGGCGTGTCTGCGCGCCGATCTCATTGGTGACGGCTTTTTCGAAGCGTCTGCCGAGGTTTGGCAGCTTGTCCTCCAGCAGGGCAAAAAGCCTGTCTGAGAGGGTTAATTTTACTTGTAATTCCATATAGTAAACTTCTATAATGTTGATTTCTTTGTCATGCAGTACACCTGTGCCGCGGTATTGAGGTCGGCGGCTGTCGCCACCGGGTTGCTAGTCAACCAGTCCTCTAACTCCGTGCGACGGAAAAAGCATTTTTTGCCGCTCGGCTTATAGTGCGGTACCGCTCTTGCCGAGGTGAGCTTGTACAGGTAGCTTGCTTTCAGCCCCATATATCGGGCGGCCTCGTCCAAGGTCAAGACCTCTTTATGGCATATCGCGATGTTTTCGCTGATCGCCGCCGCCAGTCTGTCTAATTCTTCCTGTATCATGGCTGGGCGTTTTTAGTTAGTGTCAGCTGGTTGTTAGCATAATCCGATACCGCGCTAAACTTGCAGCGCAGCGAATTTTGCAGACGGTATGCTATCGCCTTACCGCTGTTTATCGCGTCTGCGTCCGGCAGCTCAAATGTGACGGTTTGCCCTATCTCCATTTTGCGCAGTGCTTCGCTTGTTACTTTTTTCTTTTCCATATCGCGTTAAATTTCGATGTCGATAAACTCTAACAGGTTGTTCGTAATCATGCTGTTAACTTGTAGCTGTGCGGTCTTAATCCCATTGTCCTGCATCCATCGTTTAGCACGGTTTACAGCTGTCTGCTTGTTTGAACCGTCGGGGATTAACGCGCCTAAATCCTCGTAGTTTTCATCCATTAGGGCAAACCAGTAGCGTTTCATAAGCGTAATGTTTTAGCGTGGATAAAAAGTAACTATCAGTCGCCCGGCCTGGCCTTTGAACTGGGGTGCGTGGTTGAGGCTCTTTAATGCTTTCTTTGCGTAATGCTCGGCGTGCAGGTCGCCCACCATTTCGCAAAACTTTGTAAAGCCTACCACGATGCGTTTGCGCTCCTGCGGAAAGGTTAGGCGTATGAGGTAGTCGCGGTTGATTTTCTTGCGCAAATCCTCGACGTTTTCGATAGTGTACAGTCTCCTCATTGTTTGTTATTTTGTTTGTTATTCTTTTGGCGGAAAAGAAAAACTGTCATAAATTTGCAGTTGGATATATTGAGGTTAGGCAAATTGTCTGACAGCCTTTCTTATGTCCTTTTGTTTGCTATTAGCATTGCAAAGATATTGTATTACATTGTATTTACAATATGAGGTTAGGCAAATTGTCTGACAGCCTTTCTTATGTCCTTTTGTTTGCTATTCGCATTGCAAAGATATTGTATTACATTGTATTTACAATATAGCTATATTGTATTTAACTTGTAATTAACTTTTGTAAACATAAATAAACACTATGGCTCAGTCTGAAATAATTGACCGTATCGAAACTTTTTTGGAGTTAGATGGCTCATCTACAAATAGTTTTGCTCGGATGGCTGGAATAGATCCAGGTAATCTCGCGAAGATGTTGAGCGGAAAACAAAAGATAACTGATAACACGCTTCGCAAGATTTCTACTTCGCACGGCCTTAACTTTGAGTGGCTAAAGTACGGTGAGGGCGAAATGTGCGCAGCAAATGAGCCGACACCCGAAATAAGCTATACCGACGGTGTGCCATATTTCGATGTCGATTTCAAATTGGGCTTTGATGAAATGGAACACCCCGGCGCACCTAACCCGGAATATCTTATACGGATGCCGGGGTATGAAAAGGCTACGTTGTGGTGTAACGCTTCGGGCCACTCGATGGAGCCGGAAATAAACAATGGCGATATATTGGCATTACAGCGCATAGATGATTTTTCGTTTCTGCCATTCGGCGACATATACGGCATTATCACTACCAACGGCATGCGCACTATCAAAAGACTTGGCCGCAGTATTAAAGACGGATATTATAGGCTCATTCCGACAAACAAGGATTATGATGAACAGGAAATACCCATTAAGGCTATTTCAGTTGTGTATCGTGTAATGGGTGCTATGAAAGCGTTTTGATTACGGCTATGCTTAGGGTTTTTGTATGGGTGTTTGTGGGGTTGGTAGTCCTCATAGTTTGGTTGATTCTTGGTGCATCTAAAAATGAAAAACAAGCAAGCGGCCCAAAGACGAGCCGGCTGCCTAAACCCTCTATTAAGATGCTTAACCGGGATGGCGATGCGTATGAAGATGAATGGCACACCTATATTGCAGGATTAAAACACCACATATCAAAATACGACATAGGCGGCTTTACCGGCTATGTCGTAAAAGACCCTCACAATGAGTATGACCGCAATGCAATGGCGGTGGTTAGTTCTATAAAACAATTAGGCTACATACCTGCAAAAGAATTATTAGATTATATTCAATGGAGCAACGGCGCGCCAATGCCGTGTGTCGGATTTATATATGTTGATGATGGGCAGTATCGAGGTCGAGTAAAAATTTTGCGGCCTTGTAGTGAAGAATTTCTACAGACAGAATTTAGTCGTTACCTACAATGGGTCAAAGATAACTACGGAAATGAATATTTACCTAAAACAATGTCAATGCGGTTTGACATAGAATAATTACAAATTACAACTTCAACTCCGGCAAACTATTTATAGCGGCTTCTTTGAGGCTGTCGATGACCCGCGTGTACTTCTCGGTATGACGAAGATCGCTGTGGCCTAAAAGGTTTGCCACCGTTTTGATGTTTGCCCCGTTGCTCAGTATGTTGGTGGCGAACGAGTGCCGGGCGCAGTGCCATGTTATGTGCTTCTCGATCCCGGCGCGTTTAGTCCAGTGACGCAATGCCTTGAGGCACATCGTATGGGAAGGCAGGGGGAATATGCGGTCACCCCGTTCCCCCTTGCCGATAAGTCTCAACAAACCTTCGTTCAACGGGATAACAACGCCGCTCGCGCTGCTGTGACCTTTCGTCTTGCTTTGCTCAAACCTCAGTACACGGTTGGAAAAATCCACGTTGCCATATGTGAGGTCTTTGACGTCGCACCAGCGCAAACCGCAGTACAGGCAGAAGATAAAGGCTCGGCGTATGTTAGGGTTTTCCCTTTCAACGGGGGTTGCGATCAATGCCTTCACCTCGTCTATGCTCAGAACATCCTTTGTGAGTTTGTTTTTATCTATTTTTATAGAAACGCCGTGGCATGGGTTTTTCCGCATAACATCTTTCTCCACCGCCGCCAGTATGACCTTTTTGAACCTCGCATATAACGTGTGCGGCGTTTCCCCGTTGAAATGATTTTGCAGATACTCCGTAAATCCTGTCATCATCTCCTTCGTAATCTTATCCGGATGCAGCCGGACGGCAAGCCTCGTGTATTCGTTTCGCCCTTTTAGGAAATCCACAAAACACTCATGCGCACGACGGATTTTGTTTTTGTCAGTCTTCGTATATTCGTTTACATAGACGCGATACCAGTCATGGAAATTTATGTCCCTGTCTTTTTTGAGCCGGTAGCCCCCGGCACGTTCCAACAGCTCCTGCCCCCGTTCAAACCGTATGCGCTTGGCAGCCTCCAATGTTTCCTTATTCTGCTGCCGCTCCTGCGGCGTGCGCGGCGCCTGCCACAGATACAGGCCCAGTAGTTCGTTCCGGCGTTCGTTCTTTTGGTAGGTGTTGCCGTTTTTACTGGTAACCTCCACCTTGCCGAAATAAAACTCCAAATATAGGCTGTCGCGACCGTCGGATAAGGCGCGGCCCATCAGCTTGGGATTATCGCCGTTGTTCCCCTCGATCAAATAGGTGTTATCGGCGCGGTAGTTCTTTTTAGCCATTGTTATTCGACTTTGTTTTCGTATCTTTGCAAAGATATAAAATAACCGTCAGCCACAAAGCACTGACAAAGCACTTTTCAACAAAACAAAGAAAAATAAAAGAAAATAACGCTATGAGTTTTTCGACCAACACACTGATATTTAACGCGTTTGCTTTCCCATGTTATCCCGCAAAAATCGGGGTAGAAGCCCACTCGCGGCTCAATAAAACCTAACTAACGCCATTTGCAGCTGATAAGGCTCGGATGGCGTTAGTTCTTATAGGAAGTGAAACACCCGACTCACCATAAAATAATAATAAAACGGAAGCCATTCCGGCTTCAAGTATATCTAATCAGATTTTCAGTCAGTCATGATTCTACAATGTGCCGTGCTGTTCGCATTTCTTGCGGCAGGAGAATTCATAGTAACGTTCACCGGCATTCCCATTCCCTCAAGCATAATCGGGATGTTATTGCTCGCCGCCGCCCTGAAACTACGCATTGTGCGCATATTCTGGGTCGACAAAATATCCGACTTCCTGGTAAAGAACCTCGGCTTCTTCTTCGTCCCCGCCGGTGTAGGGCTTATGCGTTGCCTCGGCCTTATCAAGGAACAGTGGATGCCGATCATAGGCTCCGCTATAATCAGCACATTCGTAATAATCGCAGTCACGGGATGGGTACACCAGCTCGTGCGCCGCTCATTCTCCTCGCATCATGAGCTTTCTAGGTAACAAAATCTTCCTTATTGCCCTTACTTTCATCGTATTCCTCGGGGCAAAACTCTTGCAACGGCGCACAGGCATCGCCCTGCTGAACCCTATATTGGTCTCGATAATAGTCCTCATACTGTTTCTTACAGGGTTCGGCATCGACTATGATGCCTATCTGGCCGGAGGGGAATACATCGATTTCTGGCTCAAACCGGCAGTTGTGGCACTCGGTGTCCCACTCTACCGCCAGCTTGAAACAATCCGAAAACAGATGCTGCCGCTGCTGATTGCCGAACTTGCGGGATGCGTGGCAGGAATCGTCTCAGTAGTGCTTGTGGCCCAATTGCTAGGGGCAACCCAGGAAGTAATCCTGTCGCTCGCCCCCAAAGCCGTCACAACACCCATAGCAATGGAAATCGCACAATCGGTAGGCGGAATACCCGCCCTCACGGCAGCCGTGGTGGTATGCACCGGCATTTTCGGAGGCATGACGGGCTTCCAGCTTGTCAAACTGAGCCACATAAAAAGCCCTATCGCCACCGGCCTCTCAATCGGCACGGCAGCACATGCAGTAGGCACCTCCGCTGCCATGGAGAAAGGGGAACGTTACGGCACATTCTCATCGCTCGGTCTCACACTCAACGGCCTCCTGACCGCCATCCTCGCCCCAGCCATCCTCTCCCTGCTAGGCTATCCCGAATAAACCGCTTTCCACATTTGGCTCGTCAGAACTCACAGAATTTGATTGGACGGGGGATTTTCGCTATCTTTGTAAGTTCACATACCGCACAAGGATGAAAGGATTACGTGCCTTGCAACCCTGGCGGCAAACTTTGAAGGCACAACAATGAAACGAGAAATCCGACTATACATATTCCGGCATATCTGGTTGCAGACGGGCGCGGCAGTTGCCATGAAAGCTACTGCAACGATAGCGTCTATCGTTCTGCTGACAGCAATAACAACGATACCGGCTGCGGCTGCCGACCTCACTTTCGAGAATACAGGCGCAACAGGGTTGAACCCTGTCAAAGTTGAGGCGCAGGCTACGACAGGACTGGAAGCGGTTTATGTGCTGCCGGAATTCAACGCCATGACCACTGTCAGATTCCCGGCTGACGGCGGAGCCGCTGCCTCATCGGCCAAATGGTCATGTTTCAGCAACCTCGGCGGAGGTTTTGCAGAGCCTGTTGCATCGCGCACCGAGGGCAATATGTCGGTTATAAACCTCGCCACGGTTCCGGGCATCACGAATCAGAAAGGAATCGGGTTCATCGTGGAATATGGCGGCAGGCAGCATTGCTACTGGCTGGTAAATTACGCACATAACGCATGCACCCTTGGGTCGCTTACCATGGCCCCGGAACAGGAATGCGACCGCACAGCGCTAATTTTCGACGGACACGCCGAAAAAATCACATATTATTCCATAAACGGCGTGGCACAAACCCTGTCACGCGACATGGAACTGACCTACAACACATTGGCATATGACGAGGAACGGCGCCAATACGTCCAGGATGAAATCAGTCACACACTGGAATTCGCCGATGCCGCCATACGCGTGGAAGCCCCGCTGTGCAACACCCAGTTCGCTCTCTCAACCGACCGTTTCAAGCGCGAATGGGGGCAGAACGAAGAGATATTCTCACCCGAATTCACCACCCAGGCGATTGCCGCTACCACCTATGCCACCCAGGCCGAGCGCTCAAACGACAACGAACAGCGCGAAGACAAAGCCCCCCTTGGCGGTTCCGGCCCGGCGGAAATCACCTTTACCGCAGAAGTAACCGATGCGGTGGTTTACAAGGAATGGCAGTTTGCACGCGACCAGCAGTTTTACGTAATCGACCTCCGCATACAGGAACTGGAAGTGACACACACTTTCCGCGACTACGGAACCAACTACGTGCGTTTCGTGGCAGGAAACGACTCGGGAAGCTGTGACTATATAAGTGAGACCTACGAAGTCTACATAGGCGAATCCCGCCTGGAATGCCCCAACGCCTTCTCTCCTGGCGCCACCGAAGGCACAAACGACGAATGGAAAGTTTCCTAT